GCACTGCCTTTCGACCCAAACACACCATGTCCTAATGATGGACATGTTGTATAGGTACACTTGCCCAAGGTCCCAAACGTCCATTTCTGGACGGGGACCTAGGGTATAGTGCGAAAGTTGTTCCCAGCTACAGGTGGTATTACCACCGAGCCCCCCCATTAAGTGAGGGAGGGCACCCACCGGCGTTTTAGTACAACTGCGCCGTGCAGTGCGAAATGCTCTAAATGATGAACATCTCGAGACTCAGGTAACGCCGATTTAGGCATCGCCGGAGAGAGATAATTCGTCGTCGACGAACTATCAAGACCTGAAGAGTCCCTTATGGAACGCTTCAGAGCCTTGAGGCTCTTCGATAGAGCGCTATACCCGTCCAGTTCATCAGTGCGATAAACTGGGCTTGGAACCAACGCTTTTATTTCGAAGCGCTGGAGATTACTATTCCATCTTTCGACGGATTGGTAACCCAAAAACGAGGTATAGCCAAGCGCTGGACTATGCTCCGACACGTAGGGCAAAGGCCCTACGAGCGCATCTATGCATTTACGCATATATGCAGTAGTCCTCCAATAACCCTTCTTATAGAAGAGGTTAGAAGTGGCCACCCAGGAGATAATTTCCTTGGCTTGCCGCTTGTCCTTAGGGCGCATTCTACGGATATAAACCGGTGTTACCGGAATACCCTTAAAAGCGTCAACCCCACATGACTCTCTGAAGCTTCCGCTCAAGAAAGTCTTATTGGGGTTTACCTTGCAATTGTACTTATGCAGGTAATCAAGGACAATAGTCGCATACGTTGTGGGGACGATAATATCGTCACCATAAACGTGGACGCCACGAGACACATTAAAAATGTTTCGCAGCGTCACAGGAAGGTTCTGTGCCCGGAGAAGTGCTACTATACAAATAGTATAGAAGTACATAGCCTCCACAGGGAAACAGAGAGCACTACCCATAGATGCAAATTTACCCAAAGGAGAAACTAATCTCCCATCGGGCAATTTTGCACTATTGCTTCTACATGCGTCAATAGCAGCCTGAAGATCAGGATGCATAGAGAACATCTCTAAAGCCAGTTCCCGAGGAACTCGGTCACTAGCATCAGAGAGATCGATCGTTGCTAATCGACCCGTAGAAGAAGCACTAATTGCAAGAGACTGATTAACTCCCTGATCACGAAAATTTACGTGGCCAGACGTCAACCAGTGATTCTCAATCTTCTCATAGAGAAGATTCCGAATTCCCTGTTGTGCATATTGCATGCAAACAGGTTCGATCGCAATAATGCGGGGACTTTTCAACGTTTTCGGAACAGGGGTAACCTTAACCGGTTGCTCCTCCTCCGTGGAGATGATCGATACGAATTCGAGCTCCTTTGAATCAAGGTCTGTACCCAAAGGGTAAGCAGACCCGAGCAAAGGGAAATAAGGCTCGAGACGATCATGCCAACGTCGCCAGAGGTATTTCTGATTTCCAGAGATACCTTCGGCAGTCGAACCAGGTCCGTGTTGAGGATCCAATTCACTAAGCTCAATAGAGCCAATGATAGGAGTCCACAGCACACGAGATACAGAAGTGAAAGCCTCTGTAATCTCGGGTTCTGGTTTAAATTGTTGAAAAGAAAGCTCAAGTTCGACGAACGCGTCAAGTGCAGATTGGGTCCTTTCGGACGTACAATCGATTTCAACCTTTTTGAACAATAGACAAATCTGTCTAATTGCTTCAACAATGGTCGAAATATCACTTTCCGCGGCTCCGTTATAGGGGTTTGTTTCGTCATAAATCCT